TCTGTATTAATGTTACCAACTGCAATCATATCCTCTGAAAAGATTTCTTTTGCCCAAGGTGGTAATTCTCTTGCTTTAACCCATTCAAGATTTTTAACTACCATTTCCATATAATCATGGTACGGATGTGGATGACCGTGTAATGGGCTAAAATCCATAAAAGATCCTGTAATCTTTTTAGGACCTGCTACAATATCAAACCCAAGGATTGGCAATTCAATACCTTCGTGTGGAAATACATTCACATGCATTAGCCACAATCCTTTACCGTCCTCAGGTACGATTGTTTTTAAATGCGCTTTGCGAATTAAAGGAGATAACCAAAAATCGTCTTTCCATCCAGGAAACTTTAGACTATCATCGTATTTTGGATTATCCCATTTTGTAAAATGCTCGTCAAATTTTTGGCTAAGATTGGTCGCCAGTTTTTCGAGCCTGATCCATAATGGATGCATCTTCATTTTTCCTTATTGACCAACCAAGATCGGTTTGTTCCCAAATCAGTTCGTCGTTTTCTCCCCATCCTAATTCTTCTAAAAATTCTGGTGGGAACTCGATGTAGAGGTCCCCGTTAAGGGGATCCTCCTTTACTTCTGTCAAATAACTTGTCATTATTTCTTCTTCTTTGCGCGCCGAGCACGTGCCCATTCGTTAATGACTCGATTCTCACGAACGGTCTTCAATTCTCGTCGCCTAGTTCGTGCAGCTTCACTACGTAGCATACGCTCTCCGCGTACTACAGGTTTAACTTCAACATCTTCGTATACAGGAATTGCTTGTTCCATGTTACCCTCCGTTTGTTTGCTACAATTTAATAATATAACAGTTTAATGAAATGTCAATCTATTTCTTTAGACAATTCATCAAAAAGCTGAGATGCAAAATCAAAACATATTTTCGCTTCCTCAGCCATATCGTCATCAAGATATTTACGAAATTCCTCAATGAGATATTCTTTTTCGAGTTCAAACTCATACATTTTACCAGAACCAGGAACTCGTTTTTTAATCATCTGACCGCCATGTAAATCGCCAAAATGACGTACATACATATGCGCAAGAAGACCGTGTTGATCTCCTTTTTCAGCAAGACTCTTAATATGTTTGTTATAATCCTCGACGGATTGAGGGTAATTTCCATCGGGTGTTAAATCGTATTCTACCTCAAGCTCACGGATGTCTGTCCAGATACGTGATTCTCTTCTTATCGGTAATAAATGCGATGGTACTTCTGTGTATGACTCAAGAATTTGATAATTCAAATATTGGCAACACAAGAACTTATGATACAGCTTTGGTTCAATTTTACCACTTAAAAGCTGTTTAGCAAACGCTCTTCTTTCTGCTGCTTGGTGATGAGCCCACGTAAGTTCTTTTAATTTCAAAGACATGTCATCCTCCATACGTAATCAGTTTTATTTATACAGAAGACCAAAGGGGCAGTACAAGACCGCCCCTCAACTTAGATTTTTCTATAAGTATATCTTGCTTAAAAAGCAAATGATGCAGATACAGATGGTGTAGTTGCTTCAGTGTCAATGTTATAGTTAACACCAGCACCTAGTTCAATACCGTTTAGATCATATGTATATGAACCACCAACGTTTTGTGCAAGCTCATCAGCATCACCGTTCAAATATGCAGTAACACCAAATGCTGAGATATCGGATTCATAACCGATTTTCTCATCAGCTGAGCCGTATGTTACCATTTGACCGATAGCGAACATATCGTTAACACCTACTTCTGCGCGGCCGCCGATTGTCCATTCTTCAGAGTTCATATTGTAATCGCCTGCTGCGGCAACATTAATATTCGCACCTACTCCCATTTCGTATTTGCCTTGGACGTTTTCAATATCAGTTACGTCCGCTTCGACATCAGTAAAGCCAATTGCCATAGACGCTCCTAAAGCCGTTACTTGTACTGATTCCTTCATTGCTGGATCCGCGGTTGTTGCGTGTGCAGCATCTGATTCGCGATCCAACCAAATATTACCTTGGTCACCGATTGAAATTACAGCATCGCCATTAATGACAGTACCGATTTTCCATTCGTCAAGAGTAATATCTCCTTCTTCGTCCATATCAAGTTCAATCGCTCCAAATGCTGGAACAGCTGAACCCATTGACGCAATACCTAAGTCAAAAGATGTGGTTGCACCCCAATCTCCTGCAGCTGTCTCTGCGATATCTACGGAAATTTCTCCACCCAATTCTGCGGCCATTGCTGAACCCGCGGTAAAAACAAGTGCTGTTGTTACTAGTAGTTTACGCATCTTTTGTCCTTTCTTTTTTATGTGCATAAAAAACCACTTTTCTGTTGCTAGGCAAGTGGCCAGCCCCCTGTGATCATGCTGCTAGAGCAAATGATTCAGATGGTGCAAAGTTATCGTTTGCATTTAGTTTGTTTGACCGAATAACGTAGGTCAACACGGTGAACTCCACTCAACTATTACGTCCGTCGATCCTAATTCGCCCCCATCAAAAACACACAGTTTGGACTTTTATTATGAGCATTGTTATCTCATTCACCAGTAGACTGTGTGCTTTTGGTGGAGGCGTCGGGAATCGCACCCGAGTCCGATCCGTCTTTATTTTGTTTCAACGTCCACAGTCTATATATAATACAAAAACACGGAAATGTCAACTATTCTTTTGAAGATTTCTTAAATTGTATCATAAGTGCAACACCAAGGTATAACTGTATACATATGATCCATTCTTCTATCATAAGCTCAGATGTACCTGCAGTATTACCAAAAATGGCTGCCCACACCAAAGTCATGAAGTAGGCAGCCATGGGAGAAACGAAAAGGTGTAGAAGCATTATGCTGCGAACAACGAACGAGCCTGTGCTTCTGAACACTTGTAACGCTTACCGCCACGCTCGAAGACAAACGGATACACGGGAGAACGAGTCTTGTACTCAACCAAACGGTCTCCAGATCTGTTGGTAAGATTTGTAATGCCTGCCATTTTAGCAAACAGTTCAAGGTTTGAGTCAGTACGAGTTTTTACGCCACTAACTTTTGCTTTAACCTTAATGTCAACTTCAGTATCACTGAAACGCATATTACCTACTTCAAAATCAAGGCCGGTTTTCTTACCGTACTTTTCAAGCAATGCGTCCATTTCAGTACGAAGTGCGCGAAGAGTTGCTTTGTCGAAAGATTTGATTTTAGCCATTTGGAATTCTCCTAGTGTGTATGTGTTTTTCCATTTGATATAACTATAATAATCTAAATTAAAAGATATGTCAACAACTTTTTTCACAAAATGTGAAATTATTTCATATGGAGTAAACGTGGGATTGAAATCAGACATATTCCCACACAACCTTTACATAATGAGCATCTAAATAGTCACGATATTCAATTGCATCTAAAATACAAGTGAATAGTTTACCGTTGACTTTAACCCCAGTCTTTGAAGTTACCATCTTCTTCATTATCATTATAACCCTTCGTGTATTCAACAATTTCTGCAGGAGTCATATCAGCTAGCTCAACACGAACAGATCGGTACGTATCACCGGTGTAATAATGAGGGTTGTAGCCACGGCCATAGTAGCTATCGGCAGATCCGCGATCGTAAGGGCCGCCGTGACGTTCATCATATTGAGACATATAATCACCACAAGTTGTAAATTTAAGATCGCTCATTACCAAGCACCTCCTTGGAGTTTAAATTCAACTTGACGAAAAACTTTGGATTGCTCTGTTATATATGATTGAGCTTTTTCCATCGCCTTCTCAGCACCAAGTTCATCGATGCTATAGCTTATAGTCATACCAAACTCGTCTTGAGCTGGTGCTTTTGACATCACCATGATCCACTGTTGCTTTTTCATACTTACGCCTCCATACCAAGAAAATCAGTTTTAAGAACTTGCAAACGATCCCAGGCTACGCTAAGATCGTACTCATCAGCCAACTTATCAAAACATTCAGCAATATATGATGCTGACCAGTAACCACAGTCAAGGTTCATATCCGCATCAACAAAGTTCCAATTGATAGAACCATCGTTGTTTATGTTTTCAGGATTTGCAACTGCGCGGTCGAATGACTCAACTACGTCAGCTTTGATTGTTGAACCGTTATCTAGGTGAATAATACGTGACATGTTTTGTTCCTTTGTTTACCTTATATAAACAATCTATACTATTCGGAACCAAATGTCAATAGGAAAATTAAGAAAATATGAAATAAAATGAAAAAAGTTTTAGTCGTAACCTAAAACAGCAATTCCTTGAAGATCGTTTTCCTCATTATAGATTTCAGCTTCACGAGCTTTCCATGCTTGTTGGAATCCATCTTCATGGATGTAATTTTCGTTGTTGCCCCACAGTCGTTTCATATATGAATTGTAGGTTGCTTCAATATCTTTATCAGACCAGGATCTATCAATTAACTTGCCTTTGATAATCCAATTCATTCGGTTGGCTTCTTTACGCACAAATGGACTGCACATGGTGGGACCTCCTGTTATATATTCCTATAATGATATATATAACAGATATGTAATAATGTTAACGGTAACAACATTAATTGTTACTATTTGTTACCTTTATTTTGGTATAAACTTGATTTCCTTGAATACTTCTAAGGCAAGCTTTTCTTCTAATTTAAATGCTTCCTTTTCCCAAGGTAAATCCATATATTGAGTTTTATCCGATATCTTACGGCTTTTCCAACGAGTACCACAGGCATTAAGTTCGCCACGGACGTATTGTTTAATATGCACCATTTCATGGCATACAGTAGTAATAATATCATATAGATTCATACCACGACAAATTCTCATTTCAAATAAGCGTTCTTCAAGGTTTAATACGTCAGCGTATACATCAAGCTTTTTGACGTTAATGACAAGTTCTAATTTACGAATACGAGGCATTAATTTCTTTTGAGCTAAATAAGCAACTTCAGTAATTAACTCCTTTTCGCGGCGGGTGCCACCAGAAACGCAGATAAAGATATCTTTCTTTGCCATTGGCTATCTCCTATTTGATAGAGCTATTCTATCGTAGTTTGACCGCCGTGTCAACCATTTTTTTCGTATTTGTTATACAATTTTTTTATATGGTTAGAACTTTTTGTTATATCAGACAATTCAGCAAATCTACGAGCTATCTGAATCCAGGGCTGACGGGTCGTCCAGTGAGCCTGCGTAATAAGGATATTGATAATGGCTTCATCACTTAAGGCTTCTGGAGCCTTTCCAGAACCCATCTCATCCTCGTTAAACATTTCGGTCTGTTTCATCTTTTCTCTCAATCATTTGTTGTTTAATATCGTAAACTTGCTCTTTCTCAATCATATTTATTATAAGATTAGTTATATCAATTTCCTTTTTAATAAAGAACATTTTTTGCTGGAGTTTATCAAGTTCCTGCTGATAATACTCCAGTTCTTTTTCTTTGCGGAGCTTAGTCTCGATAATATCGGTTATCCGAATAAGCCCTGCCATTTAGAATGCTTTCGCAATATCGCCATGATTACCTTCGTGATTAGGAGCCTCCCAACCTTCAGGTTTAATTAAGTCAGGTAACCCAAACGGATTAGGACGGCCTTCTTTAACTCCAGGACTTTTAGCCATATTTGCACTATACACACGATCCCAAGCACTATTAGCGTCAACACCGAATACATCAAGAGTGCCAATAGCAAAAACGCAAAGGTCAATAAGACCATCAACGACCTCTTCAGGATCTTTGTTATCAATTGCATCCATAGTTTCATACAGTTCTTCCTTACACATAGACAAGCGGAATCGTAAGTATTTGTCCATAAGCTCTTTATTATCTTTATTTGCTTCAAACCATTCGCGCACGCCGTACTTGTTGTGCATCATCATAATATCATTTGCCCAATCAGACATTCAAAGTACTCCATTGTTTAAGTTTTTCTCTTTTACCTTTTGAGGCCATTTTGACTTGTTCATGATCAATCAGACCATATTCTTCAAGGATCTCAATCATACACATTAGATCACCTATTTCTAATTCTAACATATCTTGATTTTTTGTCAATCCAAATCTTTGGATTTTTGCGCATTCTTTTATCACCTCAGAGCATTCCTCCATTGTGATTGTTAGAATTTCAAGTATTTCACGGTTATTCATAATCATCCAAAGAATCCTTCCAACGTCATTTGCTTTTCAGCAGACCATCCAATTGCTTCAAGGATTGACTCGAGTGGAGATAGGAATACCTTTTCAAACTGCAAGTCAACGTCAACATAATCATTCAAGTTCATTTCTTTTGGCAATGCGCCAGGAAACGAGACAATGTTTTCACGAATCGGATTTGGTACCTTCAAATATACGAACTTGATCTTGTCACCAGATTTGACTGTTTCGTATCTTGAATCCAAACCGTTTTCTTTTAGGTAATGGTTGTATAGCAATGCGCCACGAACGTGCATCGGACAACCTTTCTTATAGATCGTACCTTTGTTCTGATACTTTTCAATATTGTCAGTGCCACTGTTACGACCGATGTCTTCAGGATTAAGATTACGGAATTCCTTTTTGAAATCAGCAATGAATGCCTGAGTTGCGTCTTCACCTTCGTTCATAATAATTTTGAACGCTTCTTTGAGTTTGTCACGGCAAACCTCAGGAGTCGAAGACCGAACAGATTCAAGACCTGTTACCGAAATCTTAGGAACCTCATAATGAACACCTTCAGAGTTCAGCGTATTCATAATGTACCGCTTTTTAGCAATGAATACAGATTTGTCAGTAATCTTTTCACGTTTCATTACCATCGCTTGGCGATAAGCACCCATACGTTCAGCAAGTTCAACATAACCTTTTTCAATTACTTCTTCAATCTTAGTTGAGCAAACCTTATCAAGGAATTCTTCACCTTTCTTACGGTCAATATCAACAGTACCGAAAGATGCCTCAACCAACGGACCGAAGTCAACATAGATAGAGTCAGTATCAATATAGATAATGTAATCTTTGTTATCAGTCTTAAGGATTTTGTTAAGATATGCGTTTACTGATTTTTGAGCATAACGAATTGATAACTGACCTGAAGTAGTAATCGCTTCAGCCATATCGTTAATATAGTATAAGAAGTAAATATTAGCAGTTGCACCGTAAAGGCTGTTCATAGAAATCTTGATAGCCATTTGGTTGTTATGTAATTGAACCTGCTGCGCCTGTAACGCCTTCTTACGCATTGGGTTGGTTTCATTTTCAATTTCTTGTTCAACTCGAAGCATATCTTTCTTAATCAGAGAACGGCGGTTATAGTATTCGTCAATGATTTCAGGAATAATACCGACCTTGGCCTTACTGAAGCAGGCACCATTAGCACATACTGCGTACTCGGTGTTGTTTTGGTATTTGCCGTCAAGTACCATATCTTGGGATACGTATTCACGTTCGTTTTCAACATACGTTTCAGGCGACAGATTATATTGTAACATCAAGTGCGGATACAGTGAGTTAAGGTCAAACGAAACAACCCAAGGGTGCATACCAACCTTAGGATCCTTAACATAACCGCCAACAAGATCACCAGCTCGAGCACCAGGACCACCTTTTAAGTGAGGAACAACCTTATCTTTCATTAACCGACGATAGATTGTTGTTTCCCAAATACCTACGGTACCGAACGCATCATTATAGTTAACACCTCCGCCGTAAGCAACAGTAAGCACAAGAGAAAGCAGACCAGACTCATCTTCCATGCGTTGGATGAGCTGGGTATCTTTGAGGTTATAGTCCAAATATAACTGAGGATTTTGTTCATACAACTGAGTAAGGTTTCCATATTCAGAGTAATCCAATTTCTTTTCACCAAGGACAACGTGAGCAATGTGGTCGAGTTTATACGATTCTTGAGGACCGTACTTATAACCAAACTTCTTGAACGCATCCATATAGTCAATTACCGACATACCTGAAATCTGATATGTTGACTGTTCTTTACCGAAAAACGTTCTTGATCGTTGCGTGATTTGACCCCAAGGAGACAGCTTCTTAGCCGCTTCTTCACCGAGCAAACGAATGATACGAGTTACAATATACTGAATGTCAAAGTATTCAACGTTCCATCCTGTAACAACATCCGGGTAATCGTAAACCCATATATCAATAAACCGACGAAGTAATGCCTCCTCGGTGTCAAATTTCATAAACTGAATATCTTCAGGATTGATACTTGTAACCGTTTGCGTCTTGTCGTAATCCTTGCGGCCAAGTAGATGATAAGTATCAGACTTTGAAGATTTGTAAGCAATTGATGTGATTTCTTTATCAGCAGTATCAATATCGGCATAACCGTTACTGATGTCAACCTCAATGTCAAATGAAGCAATATTGATTTGCGTAATATCAAACTTAATATCGTCAGGATAGTTTTCTTGAATGAACTGCGTCACGTAATTGCTTGTGCCGCAAACCTCAAATCCATGGACATCTTTGTATTGGTCAATGTATTGCTTTGCTTCGGACATAGTATCAAACTTGACCGAACCTAAAGGAATATTGCCTAGCAATGATTTGTGCGTTGCGTTTTCACGAGCACGAACAAACAAAGTTGGTTTGAACCGAACCTTACGTTGAAACGGCCGACCGTTATCATATCCGCGCCAACGGATCTCATTCATAAAGCGTTCAACCGATGTATAGAATTTAGACATGGATATCCTTTAACTGTATCATATATAGACCATTGTATACTAAAAGAAACAAAATGTCAACCGATTTATGCGGCCATTTCTGAAAAGTTCTTGACCTTTTGGAATCGGATGTGACTGTGGAATTTCTCACCGAACTGATCTCCTCTGTGACTGATAACGAAAATGTTATCGTCAGCATTCAAATTATGCAACGTGTCGATTAGGTTATCAATACCGACGCCATCCAATGCGCCGTCAAGTGTTTCGTCAAGGATAAGCAAGTTTGTTGATACTGAATTACGTAATTTAGCAACAGTACGCCAAGCAAGCATAATGCTCAATGTGATCCGTAGCTTTTCACCTTCAGAGAATGAGGCATAAGAAAATGTGTCACGAAACCTAGACTTGATTTGCTCATTGAAATTCTCATCCAATTGGAAATCTACAAACAAATCAAACGCCGTCAGATACTTGTTAATAAGCTTATTCATTACAGGAATATATTGCGCAATGATTTTAGATTTGATACCGCCATCTCGAAGGATTGTTGAGACAACGCCAAGTACTTCTTTAAAGTCAAACAGTTCAGTCTGATCTTTGTTTAAACTTGTCATTGCTTCTTTTAGCTTATTAAGAGCCGTTTGGTCAACAGCCTCGACTTCTTCTTCAGCCTTATCAAGTTCAGCCTTGTATGAAACAAGAGCATTCTTTGAGATTTTAATTGTTGCTCTATGCTCGCTAATTTGCAGGTTAAGTGCTGCAATCTCATCTTCAACTGCTGAGATTTCTTCAAGTCTTGAATCATAACCATTTACTTTCAACAACAAGTCAGCAATACCTTTCTCAAGTTCCGCTACCTTTTGGTCTCCAGTTTCAATCTTTGCCTGTTTGAAATCATGCTCAATACCTTGCTTACAAGTAGGACAGTTATCGTTATCATGGTAAAATGCAAGTTCCTTCATATAGTTGCGAAGTGTTGCATTGATTTCAGAATGAAGGTGTTTAGCCTTATCTAGTTTTGCTTTAACTTCCGCTTTATCTTTAATAGTTGTGAGTTTTTCTTGGATAGCATCCTGAGCGCTTTCAATTTCTGCTTTCTCAGTTTCAATCTTTGATATGTGCTCACTCATCTTCTCCTTAATTTTATCAACTTCATCCTGTCGAATTTTTCGGATTGACGCGTTATGTTGTTCTGCAGACTCAATCTTGTTTTCAGTCAAATCACGCTGATAACTATTTTCGGATATCTGTTCTTTGTTCATTGATACCTTATCTTTAAGTAAAGTATTCATTGTACTAAAAACCTGAATATCTAAAAGATCTTCAATGATTTCACGTCTCGTATGAGCAGGCAATTCCATAAACGGAACGTAGGTTGCCGATCCTAAAACCACAATCTGATTAAATGATTTATAATTTAAATTCAGAATGTTTTGTTCAAGATAAGATTGATAGTCTCGTGCCGCAGCATCTTGATTAACTAAAGTGCCATTACGAAAAATCTCAAACACGTTGGGTTTAATTCCACGCCGCACAAGGTATTCGGTTTGAGCAATTGAAAATTCAATTTCAACAAGTAATCCTTTATTATTAATAGAATTAATAAGTTGGTTCTTATTGATTTTGCGAAATGCTTTACCGTATAATGCAAATACGATAGCATCAAGTACAGTTGACTTTCCGCTACCGTTCGTTCCACTAATCAAGGTTGTTGACCTGCGGTTCAATTCAATTTCGGTAAATGCGTTACCCGTGGACAGGATGTTCTTATAACTCAGTTTCTTAAAAACAATTTTCATCTATACGCTTAGTGCCTCATTATATAAATCGTCAATTACTGTTTTGATACTTACTTTGTTTGCCTTGGTCTCAAGAGAGTCGATGTAACCATGTAGGATCTCTTTTGTATCCTTAGTTTCATCAAGAATATCTTCAACGCCTTCGCTTTCAAAGTTAAGAGTATCCTCAATTGATTTCACGTCAGCTGCACCTTCATTTGCCAAACGATTTAGGAACAAATCATGGATGTATGGATTTGTGCGATTCTTTACAATTACCTTGATGTACGCATCTTTGATGTTTGAGGTATCAAGATTTGCTACGTCATCAATAGTCATATCACTGTCGTCATATTCAATTTTATGGAAAACCTGAAAAGGATTTTCAATTCTTTCAAGTTCTCTTGTTTCTGTATCAAATACGTGGAATCCTCGGCGTCCTTGATAGTCTGACCAAGTCATTTCATAAGGTGCGCCAAGATAACGAATGTTGCCGTGATGAGAAGGATGGTGAAAATGACCAGACCAAACCTGTTCAAATTGTCCAAACTTTTTCATATCAACGCCGTGAGTACACAATTGTCCTTTCATCATCTCAAAGCCTTTGACCTCGAGGTGTCCTGCAAGAACATTTGCATCCGACGAGTCAATCTGTTCAAAGATCTTCTCAGCATTGCTTTTGTTAATCCACGGTACCATTATAAACTTAGTTGACCCAAATGTCAACTCTTTTGCTTCATCCTCATAAATGTGGAAGTTTGAGTACTCACGAAGTAACAGATCCATGCTGTTAACTTCATTTGTGTTTGTATAATAAGTTGTATGATTTCCAACTAATGCGTGGTATTCAATACCGCGTTTCTCCATTTGGTCAAAGAAGAATTCCTTGCCGCGTTTTAAAGAAACGAAGTTAACATACTTACGACGATCAAAAGTGTCACCGAGATCAAATACAGTTTTAATATTGTGTTTGTCCAAATGAGGGAAAAATACTTCTGAAAAGAATCTTTCTTGATGGTCGGCAAATATCTTCGAATCACCGCGCACTCCTATATGCATGTCGGTTACAATTGCTATTTTCATTTTGACTTTTCTTTATCCTTAGCAAGTTTATTTTCAAAGTCCTTAATAAAGTCATTGATATAATCTGCGTTTAAAGAAAGGTTAAGCTGAATTTCTTCTCCTGCCATCGTATCATATGTATTACCTTGGGCAATCATATTTTGGGATGACTTGTATCGGATGTACATTTGCTTTTTCTCTTTAGCAATTCGGCGCAGGAATGCGTACCAAATGATTTGAGTAAAGTAAGCAAATGGGTTTTGTGATTTTTCAGGATTAAAGTTGTTAATATATTGTAGACAGTTTTCAATGCCGTCACTAATCATATCTTCTTTGTACGAATAACCTGAAAAATTTGGTTTAGTTGCTAACCTGGTTGCAATCTTGTAAATACATTCGCCGATGTAGTCAGGGACTCGAGGAGTTCTTTCTCCTTGATCTTCTGCCTCCCTACAAGCGGCTTGGTATACGATTAGTGCGTCCAGGAAGTCTTTGTTGTTAACATAGTTACGTTTGCGTGCCATATAAAGTACCTCCTATAATTAATAATAACCAATTTTCTTCAAATGTCAACCATTTTTTAATCGAACGTTGGCCCAGGATAGCGACATGTGATTATCAGCTGGCGCGGGTCTGTATGTAAACCACTGACTTAGCATGTCAACCCATTCTTCTTTACGAATTCTATTTAAATACAATCCAGTATAGTATTTTCCTTTGTTTCTACCCCATTCTTCATTTTCATAATGATAAAAACAATCATCAGGATCTGGTGGGTATTTGCGGTGATCGGTCAGATCAATATGTATATACCCATTTGACCACGGTTGAATTTTTGCTAACAGGCCTTTCATAAAGTCTTCAACTTCCTCATCGTACACATGTTCAAGAGTTGATACACATCTCCACACATCAGCCGGCTCAAGGACGTCAATGTCATTGCGTATATCGTCTTGTATGTAACAGTCATAGAACTTGAATCCTGGATCTGACTTCTTGATCCACATATTATCAACCTTT